AAAGAGCCGTCCGAAAGGACGTAGCGGACGTTGACGGCGTACGACGAATAAGGCGTTCGAAGCCACCAATACCAGCCCTTTGACGTGCTGAAATTGCTGTTCGTGTATCCGTCGGCGTTGTTCACGCATTGCGCCGTAGGATAAGCGACGCGGGAAGCGTCGTTGCTGAATAGCGCAAGAAGCGATCCTTCCGCGATATTGTTTTCATTCGCAAGCCCCACTTCGGTGGTGGACGCAAGAAACATTTTCGCCTTGAAGGTTTCGTAACTGCCGCCGTCGGTCGAAGATTTAACAACGGTCAGCGTTGTTTCCATAAGCTCCGCAACAAACTTCGGATCAAGCATTGCAAGGAAGCCCGCCCACGAAGTGTACGGATTATACGTTACGTGCGTGTTCTTCGTCGTCGGTGCTTGATCCGCGCTGTGCTTTGCGCTGTACCATGCGCCCGCCGTCGCGTTGCTATTCAGCCATTGCAGAAGGTTTGAATAGATATGTCGGTTATTGCCGTAATTCTTGCGGTCGTTGTTGCTGTTGCTCGGTTCTTTCGCGTCGGAAGCCATGTTCTGAATGATCTTTTCCGTAATCAGCGTTACGGAATTCGACGGGTAGCCGCTGTGGTTCTTGTCGGCGATCTTGAAAACGATCTTCGATCCGAAGCGCGATTGATACGCCGAAAGAACCGGAACTTCAATCTTCGCGCCCACCGACAAACTGCCTAATGTTTTTGACATTGTGCCGCCTCCTTTGTTTTCATTAAGCTGTTGTAATACTGATCCGTCCGCCGGATCAAGTGATAACTGTTTCCCTTTTCCGCGTGTCCCCTCCAGCTTTGATAGGATTGTTCAACGGTCTTTGCGTCGATCCGTCCCGCCGCGTGAAGGGCGGCTAATTTCTTCAACTTCCGCTTCATATTGTTCTTGCTCCGGCGGCGCACCTTGCGGATCACCGCGCCGCTTTCGGTCAAGTATGTATGAAAGCCCAAGAAATCAACGCCGTGTTTCAAGGGAAAGATATTCGTTTTCGCATTCAGCGAAAGCCCGCGCGCCTGTACGAACGCTTCAATCTGCTTCCGGCACTCCTGCAAATATGCTTTGTCGTGATGGATCAAAAAGAAGTCGTCCATATAGCGCCCGTAATATTTGATACCCAGCTTTTCCTTTACGAAGTGATCCAGCCCGTCAAGGTAGAGAAGGGCGAAAAGCTGTGAAGTTTGATTGCCGATCGGTATTCCGACGTTGCCTTCGGTGCTGTCGATGATAAGATCAATCAGCCACAAAACGTCCGGATCGGTTATCTTCTCGCGGATTAAGGTTTTCAAAACGTCGTGCCGGATCGAATAGAAATACTTTGAAATATCGCCTTTCAGTATCCAGCCGTCAATTCCGTTCTTCCTGTAAAACCTCCGCATGAACTCTTGAAGCCTGTCTAACCCGTAATGCGTACCTTTCCCCACCTGCGACGCGTAGTTATCGCGAATGAACGATCGTGTCAAAATCGGTTCAATCACGTTATCGCAAAGCGAATGTTGAACAACCTTGTCTTTGTAGCTGTTCGACATAACCACGCGGCGCTTCGGTTCGTATACCTCGAACGTGTTATACGGGGACATGGTATAGCGCTTCGTTCTGATCCGCGCGCTTAATAGGTTCAGCGCTTCAAGAAGATTAACTTCAAACTTTGCCGCCGCTCCTTTCCACCTCTTGCCTTGCCGCGCCTTTCGGTAGGCATTGTATAGGCTTTCAAAACTGTGTATCTTTTCAAAGTCTGTCATAATAAAAAATCCTCGCTGTTTATAACCTTTGCCAGCCGCCGGAAGGCGGTATGCTCCGGTATCGGCGATCCTGTATTCGTCCCCGCCGTGGATAGCGGCGACGGGATACACCTTCCTTTGATGGTGGTATTCTGCTTTCGGCTGTGCCTACTCGTTCACATAGTCCACCGAAGCGGGCGAACGCCATTGTTGCCGTTGTACGCGTTGTTGTTGTTCAAAGAGCCGTCCGAATTGACGTTGCGGACGTTGTTGGCGTTCGACGAATTAGGCGTATCAAGATGTACCCCGAACGTTTTTCAAGCTCTCGTTTTGTCCCGCTTCTTCCACGCGGTCGTCATGTACTTCACTTCAAGCGCAAGTTTTGACCAATATTCGCAACTGCTCATAGAAATAAAGCCCATTTCCTGCGAAAGCTCTATGAAAAATAGAAGCTCCTTGCAATAGGTCAGCGCCTTTGCTTGTAGCTTCTGCCGTTGTCTGTATTCCTGCGCGTCCCGAAGGTCTAATTCGTTCGCTTCAAGGACGCATTCGTAAATGTCCACCGCTTTATCCTGTATCCTGTTTACAAGCGTGAAGCGGTATTTCTTCGGGTAGCGCTCCGTCGAATTCGTGATCGTGAAGGTGTGCTTTACAAGGTCTTTTGCTTTCACAATCACGTTGAATTCCGTCGGTTCTTTCCGCTCCCGCTCCGGTCTTTGCATATATGCACCGTCCTTTCCGCATTCGCTCGATCATAGCGGTATCGTCGGCGCACCCGTCGAAATCGAAGCCCGCTTCGGTAACGGTCAGCGTTGCCGCGTTCCCTGTAACCGTTGTTCCTGTGATCTGTAATACCTCCGCGCCGCAAGCCGCGCATGGCGGGGAAAGCTCCGCGAAGATGTTTCCGATCACGCACGACAATTCCGCCGCCGTGCAAGCGTACCGCGTCAGCATTCGATCCTCTGCAAACTCTCGTTCCAAATGCCCGTAGACGTTACGCCGTCGAGATCATCGAAGAGGATCAAGAACGGATTTGTCGTAATGTCATTGAAAAGCACCGCTTCCAGCATATCCACGCGCGCGTCAAGCGCGTTCGTGATGTTCAGAAGATTTGTTGCCGCGTTATCGTCAAGGACGTTTTGCAAGCCGTTAAACCATGCGTTGAAGTCCGCCGCCGCCTGTGTTTCAAAATCCGCCATGTGTTGCTCGAACGCTTCGTACTGCGTGTTACCCTGCAATTTCAGCGAATTCATATACGAAACAAGCGTGTTGTACTCCGCCGCCGAAAGGGATTGATATTCAGCGAACCACGCTTGAAGCTGTGCGTTAAAAGCCGCCGTGTCGATCTGCTGAACGACTGCGGCAACAACGCCGCAAAGCGACGTGTTCAAGCGCTGATCCGTGATCTTGCTTTGTGTGATAGCTGTTACGCCCGCGCCCACGTAGATGTCCGCCAGCGCAAGCTCGTAAACGTCCGCGTCCCTCTGCAATGCGGGCGCGGTAGGCGACGCGCTGAACGAAGAAGATTTGACCTTCACCGACATAACGCGGTTTGTCAAATCCCAGCGCACGACAACGCGATCAATGCGGTTCAACTGTCCGTCCGCCGTGTCAAGCTCGACGGCAAGATCGCCCGTGTTGAAGTAGAAGTAACCGTTGATCCACGCTTTGCCCGTTTTAACGTTCAGCTTCATTCCGTCGTTTGCAACGACTTGAAGCCCCGTCGAAGGGACGGGGAAAACGCCGTTCCCGATGAACGAAGCGAAGTATTCCGCCCAATCCTCCGCTTTGTACGTGCGATCGTGCGAAACGCTGTTGAAGAAACTTGATTTTTCCATGCTGTGAAGCCCTCCTTTATTTCGTAATCTGCCGAATTTGTGTCAGAAGCGCGGGCAAGCTCTCGCCGAAGGTAATATCTATTTCTTCGCCGCTGGTTTCGTAGGTTTCCGCGATCTCCGTTATGCGAACGTCAATGCGGACGTTCCAGCGCTTATTGATACACGTTACCCGATCGCCCAAATCGTAGTCCGTGCCGTACTTCAAATTCGCGTTCGTGTTGATCTTCGATCCGAAAGCAAGCGTTTCCGCGTATTGCTCCAGCTCTTCAACGCCGCGCGCGGAAAGAAGCGCTAAATATTGCGCGTTGGTAAGCGTTACGGTCTGCCCGCTCCCGTTTTCGTATTCCTGCACGATGTCCGTTGCATTGATGAAAACTTCGTCGCGGGAAAGCCCCGTCGAACTGCCGCCGACTTCGGCAACCTTCCGCGTTACACCTTCTTTTTCCTCTCCGCCGACGTAAGCCGTTGTTTTAAGGTTTTCAACGCTGTTCGTGTATTCCTGTTCCACGATGTTGTCGAACTCCTGCGAAAAGATACAAGGCGCGTTCCCTGCGGTATTGCCCGCCGTAAGATCGCGCCCTTCGTAAACGGAAAAGGTATGCTTGCCCGTGCGGGCATTTGTCAGAACCCGAATACCCAGCTTCGCCGCCTTCGCCGCCGTTTCCGCCGCAAGCTGGGCGTTCGCGTACTGCTCCGAAGTATAGTCGATCTGCCCGCTTCCGGTGTCTGCGTCGGTCGTGGATATGCTGAAATTCGGGATATTGCGCGCCGCTCCTGCGTTCGTGCAAGTCTGCTTCACAATGGCGTATAGAATGTTCTGTGTCGTGTCCTTCGTGATGATCTGCGTTGTCAAAATGCGCTTGCCGATCCACGAAAGAAGGAACTTGCCTTGAACCTCTATTTCCTCCATGCCCTGTGAATTCTTCGTGATGTGAATATAGCGGATTTCCGCCGCTTCGTTGCCGCCGCGCTTGATGATGATATTTTCCTTCACCAGCAAGCGGGCGTGTTCCTCCGTGAAGGGAACAAGCAACTTGAATTCGCCGCAACTCCAATAACGCCGCGTCCATATCAAGGACGAAATCTTTTCGACGATCCCTTGAAGTGTCATATCGCGGCTATATACGTATAATTCCACCGCGCTACACCCCCAAATACAAGTTATTGTGATAGATCGAAACTTCGAGATTTTCGGCGTTCGCGTCCGCTGAATAACGGAAGAGATTGTCGCCCACGGCGATCTGCAAATACGAACTATCAACGTCGAGATAGCGGAACGCGTCTGTAATCGTGCCGCCACGGTTCAGCTTCACGGCTTTTTCACCGTAGCCCGTGGAAACGGTTAAAACGTCGCCCGCTACAAGCGAAATATTCAGCTTGATAAACTCCCGTGTATCGACGTTCAGCAATACAGGATTTGTAACCGCGCCGATCGCGCGGAACTCGATCCGGATACCGCTTTTCACGTCGCCGGAATTGTAGACGTTCACAATCAGCGACGGCTGGCGATAGCCGATTTCCCAGCCGTCGTAAAGCTCCAGCCCGTCCGGAACGGGGAATTCAAAGCCGCCGATCCACGTTGCTATGTCCTCGCGCGTTTCCGTTTCCTCTCTCCAAAAGGGATTAAGGCAAGACAAGCTAACCGTGAATTGCTCGAAGATCGGCTTTCGCTTGAAGATCGGCGCGTCGTCGATCTTGCACCCGATCACCCGCCGAAAGTCGCCGAAAACATACGTCAACGTTGCTTCGTACTGCGGATTTAATATGCGGTTCAGCTTCCGGCGTAGGTTCTGCGCCGCTTGCTTGTCCCGCTCCTTGATGTATCCCACGATGTCAATATCGCGGCTTTCGATCCGATAGCCCAAGTATGTGTCGCCGTCCTGCCCCATGCTGTTGGTGCTGTAAATAGCGTTCCGCACGTCGGAAAGTCCGGTAACGTCCTTGAAGTTTACGTGATACGAAGAAGCGGGGGAAAACTCTATGCTTTCCCCGCGCTCGTTCGTGTAAATCAATTTTTCTTGTGTCCTCATGCCATAACCTCCCGCGCAATCTGCCGGAACTGCCGCGCCGCCTGTCTTTGCTGTTCGGCGTAGCTCGTTTCGTTCGCATAGATGTTTTGCACGACTTCAACGGAAGGCGTACCGCCGCCGCGCTTGTCGCGCCCCTCTCCGGAACGGAATTCCGGAACGGCGTTCGATGTTTCACGGCGGATCGTGCTTTCAACGTCGCGCATTTCGCGGGCGAAGCCCTCGCCCAAGCCCTGCGCCATGTAAGAACCGATACGGGCAAAAACCTTCGACGGGGAATTGATTTGCATTTCCGCTTCAACTGCCGCCACGATCTCTCTCATCATTGACCGCACTTTGCTTTCCAGCCAGCCGGACATATTTTGAAAGCCCTGCCAAATGCCGCGCACCATCTCTTCGCCCGCCGCCGTGAACTCCGATACGTAAGAGCGAAGGGCGGTAATAATGGGCTGAATGATTTGTGCAACCTTGCCCGTGATCTGCGGGATACCTGCGATCATGCCTTGCGCTATGCTCTTGTCGATGTTTGTTCCTTCGGTTACGAACTTTTGATGTTGTGCCGTGAATGCGGTAATAATGCTTTGTACGATCTGCGGGATTTTCTGCGTGATCTGTACGATCGCCGTTACCATTCCGGAAGCTATGTTCTTGTCGAAGTCCTGTCCGGCTTGATTGAAACGTTGTGCTTGCGCCGTCAATCCGGTAATAACCCGCTCGACGATCGCGTTCACCGCTCCGGACAAGCCTTCAATGTTCGCAATAATGCCGTTGTTCACGGCGTTTACTGCTTCCGCCGCCGTCAGCGCGCCCGCTCCGCCCATTGCGGCGGTCATATCGCCTTCAACGCCGCCCATGTTGTCGGTGAAGCCTACGCCCACGCCGTCCGCCATGTTGCCGCCGATTTCAGCGAATACCGTTGACGGGGAATGAATGCCGAAGAAGTCCTTGATACCCGAAACAAGGGACGAAGCCCAGCCGGATACCTTTTCCCACAACCACGAAGCCGCGCCGCTGATACCTTCCCACAAGCCGTGAAGAAGGTTTGCACCCGCGTTTACAAGCTCCCCGCCCAGCGACGCGAACGCTTGCACAATGCCGGAAACAATCTGTGGAACTGCCTTCACGATTTCAACTATGATCGTCGGCAAATTCTGAATGAGCGCCACGAAAAGCTGAACGCCCGCCATAATGATTTGGTCGATGTTGCCGATCAGCGCGTTTACAATACTGCTGATTATCTGCGGGATTGCTTGAACGATCGTCACAATGATTTCCGGCAACGCCTGTATGAGCGCGACAAGAAGATCAATTCCCGCTTGAATGATAAGCGGTATATTCTCCGTAAGTGCCGTTATAATCCCGTCTATGATCTGCGGGATCGCTTCTACGATTGCGGCTATAATCTCCGGAAGCGCGGCAACAAGCGCCGTCAGAAGGTCGATACCCGCTTGAATGATCTGCGGGATCGCGGAAAGCAAGCCGTCGATCAAGCTGGTTATTACCTGCGGAAGCGCCGCTACTATAACGGGGATCGCGTTTATAATCCCTTGCGCCAGCCCCGTGATAAGCTGTAACGCCGCGTCAATCAGCAACGGGATATTGTCGATCAGCGTTTGAACGATCTTCAATACAACGTCAACGATCGTCGGAACAAGTTTCGGAAGCGATTTCGCTAATCCGGTCGCAAGCCCCGCGATCAACTGCGCCGCGCCCTCAATAAGAAGCGGCAAAAGCTCCGCAATGCCTTCAACCAGCGTTTCAACAATCTGCACCGCCGCCGAAGCAATCGTCGGCGCGTTCGATACAATGCCGGAAATCAAAGACGTTACCATTTGAACGCCCATGTCGATAAACTCCGGCAATTTCTCAACAATCAGATTGAGAACGTCGGAAATCCCTTCGCCCAGCGCGTCCGCCATCTTCGTTACGTCGCCTTCCGCGTCCATGACGGCTTTTGAAAACTTCGTCATAATCGGGATACCTTCGCCCGCCAGCGTGTCAAGGAAAGGAAGCGCGATCAAAGAAGCTGCGTTTTTCAGCCCTTCCGCTCCGGCTTGAAGCACTTGCAATTTATCGTTGAAAGCCCCCAGCCTGTTTACTGCGTCCTCTGATAGAATGAAGCCCATTTGTTCCGCTTCGTCGCCTAATTCCTTGAACGCTTCCGAACCCGCTTCAATAACGCTGTTCAATTCCTGCGCGGATTTGCCGAACAACTGCATTGCAAGCGCGTCCCGCTCCGTTTCGTTCTGAATAGAACCCAGTGCGTCGATACAATCCCAATAAACGTCGTTGCTGTTGCGAAGCTCTCCGTTTGCGTCCGTCACGGAAACGCCCAGCTTCTTGTATGCGTCAGCATACGCCGCCGAACCCTTGCGGGCGCTGTCCATTGACTTTATGTTTTTTGCCATCGACTTTGTAAGCGTGTTTACTTCTACGTCGATAAAGCGGGCGGCGTAGGCGTACTTTTGAAGATCGTCCGTCGTCTGCCGCGTGAATGTCGCTTGCGTTATAAGGTCGTCGGCATAGTTAGAAGCGGATACCGTCAGCCCTGCAAGAGCGGAAGCCGCGCCCACAGCCGCCGCACCTAACGCGGCAAGCGCCGCGCCGAATGCTTTTCCGACTTTCCCGACGGTTTCCCCGACGGCTTCCCAATTCACTTTGGAACTTTTCAATTCTTCCGAAGTGCTTTTGATCTGCTTTTCGGTTTTCGCCATCTCCGCCTTTGTGTTGTTAAGGTTCGTTTGCATTTTCTGATAGGCGGGATCGGTCGGATCAATGCCCGCTTCCCGCATTTTCTTCAATGCTTCTTCCGCCGCTTCCGCTTTCTTTGCCTGTTCCGCAAGCTGTTTTTGCAAAATCTCCTGTTTTTTCGTCAGCGCTTCCGCGCCGGAAGCGTTGTCCGCAAACTCCGCCGTCGCCAGCTTCATTTCGGAATTGATTTCGCGAAGGGAAGAATTTATGCTATTGCAAGCGGCGCGATACTCTTTTTCGCCTGTAAGGTCGATTGATGTTTTGATCTGCTCTTCTTTCGCCATTTATATCCCCCCTAACACGTCGTCAATATCAACTTCTTTCGGAACTGGCTTGAAGCGATCTGGATTGAATTCACGATGAATTTTGAAAAGCGTCAAAATTTTATACGGTGTCATGCGCCATACTTCGGCTTCGCTCCACCGAAGAAGCGTTACGCCGATATAAAGAAGGCGGGCAAGGTCGATTATTCCTTGCCCGCCGTCATGTTTTTTTCGATGTCCTCTTCGTCGTCCTCGCCGTCCTGTTCGGGCGGTTCGGGCGTTCCGTTGTTGCCCATAGAAAACGCCTTGAAGATAGCCGTTTTCACTTCCGCAAAATTGCCCGTATGAATGAGCTTGCCCACCTGTTTTTCGGTAAGCGGTTCTTCGTCGTCCTCTGCGCCCTCGTTCAAAAGCACGGTCAAAAGCCAACGAAGATTTTTAATGCTGTCCTTTCCGGAAAGCACGGTATCAAGGCGATCAAAGCCGCCGAATTTATCCTGCATTTCGTCGATCGCGTTCAAACTGAAAAGAAGGTGTCTTTCCTTGTCCAGCACGATCGGGAAGCGTCCGTCTTTAATTGCACTCATAACAGAATAAGGCGGGAAGCCCTTTCAAGCTCCCCGCCGTTCCTCCTTTCAATTTCGATCAGCCGCCCGCGTTATTCGGTTCGCGAACGGTAGTAAACCAAGCCGTCGCCACGCTGTTCGTAGGCTCTGCGACGTGTTCAGCCTTCCACAAGCCGTCGGAACGCTTGATGAACTGCCCGACGATCTCCGGCGTGGTAAATTCGATACTGTCGCCCTTCGTGGTGTAGTTTTCGTCCGGAACGGCAAACTTGACTTTGTAAAGCCAAATGTACTTGTACGTTCCGCCCGCTTTCTTCGCACGGAAGCCGATTGCGAAATACGGCGCTTCGTCTGTGTCTGCACCGTAAACAACCTTGTCCGCGTCCTGCTTCTGCCCAAGCAGGGCGGCAAGGTCAGCCGGAAGAAGATCGTTTACGTTCAGCGTGATTTCGCCGGAAACGAATTCTTTTACAACTTCGTCCGCGCCGTCGTCGGCGTAAAGGATCGCTTCGGCTACTTCCACGGAAAGCTCCGCCGAAATTGCCTTCGCCATTCGCACGGGCGTTCCGTATTCCTCCGCGCCGGACGTTCCGATCGTAATGGGCGCGCGGTAAAGATCGCGCAATCCGATTGTTGCCATTTGTCATACCTCCATGTACTTGATTTCAACGGGGACGTGATAATAGCCCGTGTCTTGCTCATACACTTCCGCGTTGATGGTTATTCCGTAGAAC